GACCAGAAGCCTTAGTCCGTGGCGTTATTGATTTTGCTTAATAGGGAGGATTAACTATGGCTACAATAGATAGAACTCCTAACGGAGGAACTGCAGGTCATCCTGCAGAGGTCGCAAGACCTTACGTGATGACATCTAAAGTTCACGACACTGCAGATGGTGGTACAGGGGGAGATGTCATTCAATTGATTGATGTTCCTGCTGATACAATGATCGTTGCAGGTGTCCTCGAAGTTTTAGAAGCTAGAGGTAACTCAGACATCACTCTAGATATAGGTTTTACAGGTGGTGATGTGGACTGTTTTGTTGACGGTTCAGTATTAGCCGCAGGTTTCACACCTTTTCTAGAAGCTGCAGTAGGTGCTTCAGGCTCTAATGCTAGAGTATTAACTTCAGCAGACACAATCGATGCGTTAATCATCGATGGTGGATCATCAGGTGAAAGTGCTGCCAGATTTAGAATACACGTTGTTCTAGCTGACATCTCTGTTAACCCTGTTGAAACTGCTACAGTTTCTACTGGCACATAATATAGTTTGGGGTGGGCAACCACCCCTCACTTTTCTAAGGGGGTAATGTCTTATACAAGGGTAAGATATGCCGTATTTAATAAGTAACATCCCACACTTTAAATGTTGGGTAAGAAGAGAATTCACACACAATCACCAAGAGTATCACGGTGATTATTTACACGGACTAGCAATAGCCGTAAACACAGTACCAGACAGATGTCTAAGTTTTCAAGTCGTATTTACAGGATGTGAAAGTGATGACGATGAAAACGAACCGAACGTACACGGTGGTGCAATGTGGGCAAGGATGCCAATAACAGCACTCGTTGCTGATATACCGTACGAAGAGTGGCCGCAGATAATGCCAACGCATTTAGCTCAACCTTGGGACTGTAGTTCTCATCATCACTCCATAGTACGACTAGATAGAGTTAGCTCGTCTCCGTGGATATGTAAAATAGACGGAGACTTTCATAAAGCACAATATCTATTTACTGTAGACTACACCGAAAGTGACATAGCAGATGATCCTGCACAACACAAACAAAGTCACGTATTACAGTTGATAGACGCAGGGGATTGGACTGGCAACATCGTTGCTCTTCCAAATAACAGAGTAAGGGCGACAAGTCCTGCACTTTGGGAAACTGGCGAAGGTCCTCCAGATTTTAGACCGAGCCAACATATACATAATGCAGAGATTCACGAGACTTATCTTGATCCTGCAGTAACATTTAACAATCTATATTCGGAGAATGAAGAATGATGAAGAAGAAAAAAATGATGAGAGGTGGCGGCAAAACCAAGAAGATGATGCGTGGTGGTGGCAAAGTCAAAAAAATGATGGCAGGTGGTGGCAAAGCCAAAAAAATGATGGCTAAAGGTGGAGCTGCAGGTGGCAAGAAAAAGAAAATGATGGCTAAAGGTGGAGCCGCAGGTGGCAAAAGACCTATGATGATGTCAGGTGGTGGTAGAACCAAAGGAGCCGCAGCAGGTGGTAAAAAAACAAAAATGACTATTGCACAAATCAAAGAAATGTTACCTCCTAACTACAAATTAGTTAAAAAGACAAAAGCAAAAGCTTAACCATGACCAAGAAAAGGGGTAGCATGAAAGGGTACACCATCAAGAGTGGTGACAAACGCCCTACTAAAAAAGGTGCAGGCATGACTGCTAAAGGTGTTGCCAAGTACCGTAGAGAAAACCCCGGAAGCAAACTTAAAACTGCTGTAACTGGTAAGGTTAAACCGGGGAGCAAGGCTGCAAAAAGACGTAAATCATTTTGTGCAAGAAGTGCAGGACAGATGAAAAAGTTTCCCAAAGCAGCCAAAAACCCTAACAGTAGATTAAGACAAGCTAGAAAGAGATGGAAATGTTAACTTTATCAGGTTTCTTTAGTAAACTATCTGTGTACTTTTGGAGAAAACACGTAGAACAACTAGAAAGGCAAAGACATGCTTCAGGCATTAATTGGCCCAGTAGCTAATTTAGCAAGCACTTGGTTTCAAAACAAGTTAGAAAAAACTAAGGCAGACGGTGAAGCAAAAGTAGCAGAAGCTAAAGCTCGTGCATCTGTTGCAGAAAAAGTTGCAGCAGGTAAAGTAAAGTGGGAAGGCAAGATGGCAGATGCTACAGTAGATTCGTGGAAAGACGAATTTGCTTTAGTTGTACTGCTTTTACCTGCAATACTGGTCTTCATACCCGGAATGAGAGAATACGTTAAAGAAGGGTTTGAGGTGCTTGCAACGTTACCTGACTGGTATCAATACTTGTTGTATATTGCTATATCTGCATCGTTTGGTATAAAGGGTGTAGGTCAAGCAGCAAAAATGATAAGGAAAAAATAATGGCTAAAATTATTGAAACAAACTTTGGAACATTACTTAATCCTGAAAGAATAGCTAAAGGAAGTGCATCTACCGTTACAAAGCAAGGAGCATTTTATGTATTCTCAATTAGACTCGATACTGATGATGTAAGAGAATATTCTTTTACAGATAGATCTAGGGCAGAGCAAATGAGACAAATACTTATTAGCCACTTAGCACAAAAGATAGCAAAAAAAGCATGATAAACTGGCTAATACAACTATTTAAAAAACAATCAGGGGATTTATCTGAACATAGACTTTATACAACCAAGTATGAAGATTTGTGCATGTAAAGGAGAAAGACATGGCGGCAAAAAAGAAAAGTGGATCTAAACCAAAAAATCCATCATTATACGCTAGAGTAAAAGCAGAAGCAAAGCGTAAATTTAAAGTATACCCTTCAGCGTATGCAAATGCTTGGTTAGTTAGAACATACAAGAAACGTGGTGGAACTTACTAATGGGCAAACCACAAGGGGGATTAACGAAGTGGTTTAAAGAGGATTGGCGTGACGTTAAGACTGGCAAGAAGTGTGGTCGGTCTGGTAAAGAAAAGAAGTCTAGACCTTATCCTGCGTGTAGACCTAAAGCCGTTGCAGGTAAAATAAGCAAAGCAGAAGCACGTAAAAAAACAGGTCCTAAAGCTGTTAAGTGGTCTGTTACGGCATCAGGTAGACGAAGAAAAAAAGCAGCAGAGGGTGGCAAAATACATCGAGGTAGAAAGGCAGAGATGGTATGAAGTACGATAGAGAAACATTAGTTAAAAAGATAGCTGAACACGAGGGCATTGTACTTCAGCCTTACAATGATTCTTTAGGTATAAGCACCATCGGTATAGGTCGTAACCTCGAAGGTCGTGGTATAGACGATTACGAACTTATGCACATGAACAAAACACTTGAAGAGATTGTAAGTGATGGTCTTACCGAAGAGGAAGCATATTATCTTTGTAACAACGATATAGATATTGTAGAAAAAGAATTACTCAAACAAAAACCAATTGTAGAAGAACTCAACGAAACAAGACAAATGTGTCTCGTTGATATGGGGTTTAATCTTGGCGTACCAAGACTTATGAAATTTAAAAACATGTGGGAAGCCATAGAAAAAAATGATTTTGAATGGGCCTCAGCCGAGATGCTCAACTCACGTTGGGCAAAGCAGGTAGGTAGACGTGCAGATAATTTAGCAAAAGCTATGGAAAACGGAGACTGGATTGACTAAGAAACGATGCGAGACTTGCGAATGTTACGACTGCGACTGCGAAGAATGTTCATGCGATTGCCATCACAATGATAGAGTTTCTTCTAATAGTGATGATAGAAAATCAAGTGATAAACCAAACACAAAGGTTTCTCAATATAGACAGATGCCTGTATTTTGCTGAACGTCTAACAAAACAACCAATGATACCTTCTGAGGAAGGAGACAAACGAATAACTGCATATTGCAGACCAGTAAACAAGTAAGGGGAATACATGTTAGCAGAGCTTGCTGCGGCCAATGCGGCCTTTAGCGTAATTAAAAACTTCGTGTCTAACGGTAAAGAACTAGCAAGCTGTGGCAAACAGATTGGCGATTTTGTATTTGCAAAGGAGCAAATAGAAAAGAAAGCAAGTAAACAAAGAGCAAAGGGTGTACGCACAAATGATTTAGAAGAGTTTATGGCTTTAGAGAAGATAAAGCAACAAGAAGAAGAACTCAAACAGATTATGATTTATGCAGGCAGACCCGGACTTTGGGCAGATTGGCAAAGGTTTCAAGCCGAAGCACGTAAGTCTAGAAGACACGCAGAACGGATGGCTAAGAAGCGTAGAGAAGAAATTTTAGAACTTGCAGGGTATGGTATAGCTCTCGTAGGTTTATTGGCCCTAGGTGGCTTAATATTGTGGTTTGTGGGTAAATGGACAGGTAAACTATAATTTACTTGCAATTATAGGATCTTATCTGTATAATTGGACAAAGGAGCATCCCATGAAAACACTAGCCGCACAAGCACTAGCCTATCAGTATAAACTACAGATAGAGACTGCGAAAGCAGTTATAAACAACAACAACGCAGGATTAGATTTGCTAGATAGGTCATTAGCTGAAATAATACAAGCCACAGAGAAATTAAAAGCTCTTAACGACATGGCTAAATCTAACATAAAAGAAGTAGAAAAGGAAGCTTCATAATGCCACATTACACCAAAGATCTTAACAAAGTTATAAAGGGTTTGAAAAAAGCATCAAAGTTACACGCAGGTCAAGCTAAAATATTAGAAAAAATAGAAAAAGACCAAAAACAAAGATACAAAAACAAGCATGTCAAAAAAAAGTGATCCCAAAGTTGGAACTGGAAAAAAGCCAAAAGGTTCTGGCAGACGCTTATATACGGACGAGAATCCTAAGGACACGGTTAGAATCAAGTTTGCTACACCGTCAGATGCCAGAGCAACGGTTGCGAAGGTTAAAAGAATTAAGAAACCGTATGCGAGAAAGATACAAATTCTTACGGTCATGGAGCAAAGAGCAAAAGTGATGGGTAAGACACAAGTTGTAGCGATAGCAAAGAAAGCTAAAGAACAATTAAAGAAAGCACATAAGAGTGGTTAGATACAAAATAACCAAATTAAAAAAAAAATTTAAGACTACTAACACCACTCAACGCTAAACCTTACAGGCTACTAACACCAGAACAAGTAGCAGAGATTAACAAAAAACTAAATAGTCCTGTACGTAAAGCTCAAAAAAGAAAACACTATTTAGAAAGTAAACGAGTCCAAGAGAAAATTAAACATGGCGAGCAGTTATCTAGTATTAATAAACAACGTGCTAAGAGATCTAAACGAAGTAGAGCTAACAAGTAGTACGTTTAGTGCATCAAGAGGTATACAAACTTCAGTAAAAGATTATGTTAATCGTGCAATAGACGACATAATCAATGCAGATACTGAGTGGCCCTTTACAGTGACATCAAAAACTTTTACCACAACTGCAGGGAAAAGATTATACAGTCGGTCTGATTTAAGTACAACAGATACTAAAACCGTTGATTACGATAGTTTTACATTTCTTGAAGCTGCAGATAAAACAGAACAAAAATTAGATTACTTGACATTTAGTGAGTATCTTGACAACTATCACGAAAGAGACACAGACCCTACAGGTGACTCAAGAGCAATACCAGTGTTTGTGTATGAAAACCCAGATCAAAGTATAGGATTTTCTCCTGTACCAGACAAGTCAACGTATACTATAAAATATTTTTATTACGCAACTCACACAGCGTTAAGTGGATCTACCGACACATCACTCATACCAACACGGTTTGAGACAGTGATAACAGAACGAGCAAAATACTATGCGTTTACTTTACGTGGTGAAGTGCAAAACGCACAACTCGCACAAATGCAGTTTGAGAAATCTAT